AATATGACAGTAATAATTTATTACTTTTTTTCAGAAAAAAATCTAATCTAATCTTTTGTGACAGGCACATGCACGAAAGAAAAAATCGGCTACAAGCACATGCACAGGCACAAGGATATTGACTTATGCTATGGGATTTTATATAAATAAAATAGAAAGGAATAAAGCAGATGAAAGATGAATGGACTAAAGAATACCTAGAGTATGAAAAGGAAACTATCTTAGATCAAATCTCAGATGAGCTAGAAGCAATGTCAATGAATGACTTTTCAAATCTAGTAGAAAAACATGATTTAGGGATAGAAGAAATAGATCAAATTTTTTGGTCTTTAAGAGAAAAACTTTATGAAGAAAGGAAAAATAAAAATGCGTAAAGAACTAATAGCATTTGTAATAGATCATCTAAAACATTTTAGATGTTATCCTGTTGAGTTTGAATACAACAACAAAGTTTATGATTATGATTTTATCATAAAAACAATAAGAGAAAGGAAGAATAAAAATGAAAACTAAATTTGAAGGTGATGAATACTACGATCTAGCTTGGTATCTTGGAGTAGATGATTCTATAAATGGAAATGAAGCAGTTTATCAAATCAAAGAACTAATAAACAATCCAGATTATGCAAAAGAATTTATAGCAGATTATGAAGATTGGGTTGAAGAAAAGAGAAGGGATATGGAAGATGATTAAACATGTCGAGAACATAGACAAAGAGGTATCTTGGCTAACCTTTAAAGGATATTCAATAAGGTTAGAAGTATCTAAAGAATTTACTAATAGTAATTTAGTAATCACAGTAAATCCTAGCAGTGAAGAAGATTACACACACAAGCTAGTAGTAGAAAGGAAAGAATAAATGAAAGAATATACTTGTGAGATAAAACTTCATTTTGTTGGCAACAACAGAGAAGCAAACAGTGTAGAAGAATATAAACAATTAATCATAGATCAGTATCAAGAAGAATATGGTATTGAGCTTGATGAAAATGAAATAGAAAACATACAAGAAAGTGAGGGGGAAACAGAATGAACGAAGGAATGGAAAACCTAATTGAAATAGAAAACCTAAAAGAAAAATTAGATAAAATAAAAAAATCTTGTGAGCAATGTATTGAAGATAGCAACGAAGCTATTGAAGAAGTGACTGACGGCTCAGAGGATATTTACGAAGGAAGAATGGAATTTGCAGAGCAGATTCTATCATTAATAGAAAGCGAGGAAGAAGATGAATGAAGCAATAGATTACAGAGAAGTTCTTATGCACTATTCAAAACCAGAAATTGAAGGTGGTATGGAATATACTGACGAGAAAGAGGAAGCTGAGATTGTTGCAGTTTTTGTTCAAACTTGGTTTAAGAAAGAAGATGAAAACTCTTGTGAATTTTTTGATATAGATCAAGAGAAAGACTTTTCAATTAAAGAACTAGGACACGACAGAGCAGTTGAAGAAGCTAAAAAATATGCTTCAGAGCTTTGTACAAAATACGATACAGATTGGGAGTGGTATTAAAATGAACGAGCCTAGAGAATGTGAGGTGTGTTTAAAAGAATTTGATTTAGACACAGAGGGCTTTTTAAATATCCTAGAGATATGCGAAGCTGATGACAAAGTTATTGAGGATTACGAAACAGAAAATAAAATTAATCTTCAAAACTATTTCTGTGATGATTGCACAGATAAAACTTTAAGGACAATAGAAGGGAAACAATAATGCAATATAAATATATTGTTTGGGTTGGTGGAGTTGATGACTACTACACCGACTTAGATCGAGCCATTGAACATTTTAGAGAATGGATTGAGAAAGGCTATGATGAAGTAGTTATTGAATGTATAGGAAGAAAGGAAGAACAATGAAAACATATAAAGTAATGTTAGAATACACAGTTCAAAAACACTATAGAGTTGAAGCTAAGAATCAAGAAGAAGCTGAAGAACTAGCCCTAAGGGGTGAGGGGTGGATAGAAGAAGATGATGATTATTCTTATAATGATTATTCAGATGTAGAAGAAGATGAGTAATAATCTATTACCCGATTCAAGATTAGATTCGGTGTTTGATATTATAGCAGGTTTGCGTAGGCAGATGTTGAACACCGAAGATTCAGCAGGACAACAACGAATCTGGGAAGTAATAAAAAATTACCAAAACAAGATTCGAGCTGGTGAGGTGGTAGTGCCTAAGTTTTAATAACAGGCACAAGCACAAGCATTAATTCTTTCTCTAGCTTTTCTTTATAAGGTTGAGAAATGACGAACACAGGCTCGACTTCTTTATAGTTTACGACAAGCTCACGAGCACAAGCACCTGTCCACAAGCACACTTCTCTTGTTTCTGGAATCTTAGCCATGATAAAATTGTCTTGACACAATGAATATCTTTTTATGTTCCAGGCAATCTGAAAGGGTGAAAGTAATAATTGATTACCTTTTGCTATTTTTAATTCACACCAGAAGGATACGTTTTTCTTTGGGTGCATGCACACGCCCAACAAATCAGGAATACCCGGAGTTCCATACGTTTCAATTCTAGTCCAATATATGTTTGGAGTTATCTCTTTAATATTCTTCCAAAAAGTTGATTCCCTTCCTCGCTTTGAGGAAAGATTTTTTCTTTTTGTTTCTTTCATTGACTGTTTCTCTTTTTTCGACAATACGAATTTCTTCTCCTTCGACAACGCAGAGTCTGACACCAAGTTCTTTTTGATACGGCTTGAGTTTGATGCCTCCACCCCCTGCCGACTTGCCATTTATTATTCTCGTTCCTTTAGAAGTTTTAATATCAAGAAAGTGAGCCTTTCCATTTTTAGGATTAACAACAACAATATCAATGGGGCCCTGTTCACATACATTCGTGAAAACATAATACCCTTCTTCAAGAAATTTGTTGATCGCTTTGTTCTGACTGATCGTCGCCCTGTATTGCCTCGGATCCATTGTCCTCCAAATCACTAGGTCTTTGATCAATAATAACATTCTTTCTCATTTTGTCTAATAGTTCGGTCACTTCTTCTAACGACAAGTTATCAATAGATTTATCTTTAACCTTTTCTTTCTTGTCATAAAATCCGGCCGCTTTTCCTCTACTGATCTCAGCCATAATGGCAGTCTTTAAATCAGGCTTCATATCAAAGTTAGCGATGTCATCAACACTAGGATTCTCAGCACGCAAACCTAGTTCGTGTAGCCTTCTCATGTGAGTAGCAGGGGAAATCTTATACTTATTCCAAAGATCCTCCTGTAAGGCTCTTATATACTCATGAACCTTAGGAAATAACTTAGGGTTCTGTAGTTGAGATGCTTTTGCTCTGGCAGATTTTTCTGGATAGCCTGCCAAAATTGCACATTCTGTAGCAGTTTTCCTATTCTCTTGAGCTACAAGATGCTCAGCAAAGACAGCTTGCTTCGGTGAGATACGATCTCGTAAGTCAGCAAGTTCTCTATTTAAAATAACAGGATCACCTGGGTTTCTGAATTTCATATTAACTCCTTTATAAGAACATTTTTTACAAATTACGATAAAAAAGTAAACATAATTCGTTTCTTTGCCTCCTCATACCCCTTTGGAAGAATAACTTGTTCTTCGGAAGAATAAGAGGAAGAATGAACTATTTGTAATAACCTATTGATTTTACTAACTAAAACTACTTGGAAGAACGGGAAGAATGAATTTTGAATAAAAAATATTTTTTTTTATTTTTTTGTGAAAATGGTTCTTCTATAGTAATCTATTCTTCCATGGTCAGTGGTCCGTGAGCCCTTATCCTTTCCTGCTCACAAGTCCTCCTTTTATATTTGTTAATTGACTATTGACCATGGTCAAAGATTCGTATATATTCTCCCATAGAAATGGACATAACAATTAAGGTCAAGGATCGTAGCGGTAAAATGTATAGTCAAACATTTATCGGGGACAAAGAACAAATACTCCCTCAAATGCAAGACTATATCAAAGATAACCAACACCATTACGTCGATATCTTCTTCTCCACCGAGGAAGAATCCAAGTCCTTCACCTATGATGAATTGTTTAATCCGAAATAGAAAGGATAAGAAATGGAAAAGGTTTTAGAATTTAAAAAACCAAAGCAACGCAAAGTCATCAAAGATGATAGCTTTGTTTGTCGATTGCCCTATCCGATCACGATTCACACGTTAGTGGATATTGTGGAACGCATGGGTGTCGAATATGAAGGAACGGTTTTGCCGGGACTTAAATTTATTGAACGACAAATAGTCAAACTAGAAAGGGAAGAATAATGGAAAAAGTAATTTTGTTATTACACTTATGTCTACCGAACGTAGACACCACCGAGTGCTTCTTCATCGAAGAACAAATGAAAAGCC